AGGCACTGAATGTGACCACCATCACCAGCGACCTGCACCAGTACGGCGGCTGGACTCCGCTGACCGACGTGCTGCAGATGACCGCCATTGACAACAATGTGGTGCAGGCCACCCGTGTGCTGGCAAGTCAGGCAGGCCGCACCATGGACAGCATTACCCGCGATGTGCTGGCGGGCGGCACCAATGTGATCTATGCGCCCAAGCTGGCCGCAGACGGCACCGAGACTGCCGTTGCCAGCCGCAAGGCACTGGACAAGACCTGCACCCTGACCCCGAAGCTGTTCTTTCAGGCGGCGGCACAGCTGGGCGCGATGAACGCCGACCCCATCGGCGACAGCTACATTGCCATCATCCACCCCTACGCTGCCTACGACCTGAAGACCAGCAAGGAGTTCATTGAGGTGCACAAGTACGCCGACCCGGACACCATGTTCCGCGGCGAGATCGGCAAGCTGGGCAACATCCGCTTCATCGAGACCAGCGAGGCCAAGATCTGGAAGGATTCCACCTGCCCGGACGGTCTGGCTGTGTTCGGTACGCTGGTGCTGGGTGCCCACGCCTACGGCGTGACCGAGCTGGAAGGCGGCGGTCTGGAGCACATCGTCAAGCAGCTGGGCTACGGCGACGACCCGCTGAACCAGCGCGCTTCCGTGGGCTGGAAGGGCATGCGTGCGGCAGAGCGTCTGGTGGAGCAGTACATGGTGCGCATTGAAAGTGCGTCCAGCTATTCCGCCACCGCTGCTGCAAACTGAGGAGGCGTGAGCCATGGCTGAAAAGAAAAATGTGCGCATCCGGCTGTTCAAGGATAACAGCCGCTACAAGGGCGATCTGTTCGTGAGCGTGAACGGTGTGAACTATAAGATCCGCCGCGGCGTGGAGGTGGAAGTGCCGCCCGAAGTGGCCGAGGTGCTGGAGCACAGCCAGATGCAGGATGAGCTGACCGCCGCCCGCATTGCGGCGGCAGAGAACGCCGCCCAGTAAACCCGAAACAGACAAAAAGCCCGGCTGGGGAGCCTGCCCGGCCGGGCCTTTATAAAAAGGAGAGTGAGCATATGACCGTAGGACAGGCGCTGGAACGCGCCGAAGAGCTGCGCCCGGGCAGCCGCATTGCGCTGGCCACCCGGCAGGCGTGGCTGAAGGAAGCAGACGCGATGCTGCGGGAACGCCTTTTTAAAAACAGCATCACAGATGCATACGACGATGTGGGCGCAGACCTTGCATGGGACGACAGCCTGCAGGACGACGATGTGCTGCTGGCACCGGCACCTTTTGATGCGCTGTATCCGCATTATCTGTGTGCCATGACCGATGCGGCCCTTGGTGAGACCGACCGCTACGTCGGGGAGCAGGCCCAGTACAACAGTCTGCTGGCAGATCTGGCGGCGTGGCTGCGGCGCAGCTACCCGACCCTGACGGGTGCCCAGTGGCGCTGGTAAGGAGGTGAGAGCATGGTTCTGGCAAACAGAGCGAAGCTGCAGAACAGCCGCAGTCTTGTGCGGGTATTCGGCGGGCTGAACGAGACCTATGCCTGCTCGGAAGCAGAGTACAGCGCGGGCGTGAATTTTTCTGCCCGGGATTTCCCGGCGCTGAGCACCCGCAAGCCGCGCCGCAAGCTGAGGGAGTTGACCGGGCTGAACGGCATGTATCACCTGAACGGGCTGCTGACCGTCTGCGGGAAGGATCTGATCTACACGCCGGATGCCGACGGCGCGGACCCGGTGACCTGCACCGAGGCAGTGACCGACGGCAAAAAGGCACTGGTGGGCATTGGTACAAAAATCCTGATCTTCCCGGACAAGGTAGCCTTTGATACAGCGGACGGAAGTGTTTCGGCACTGGGAGCTGTATGGCAGGCAGAGGGACAGAGCGTGCAGTTTGCACCCTGCGATGCCGCGGGCAAGGTCTACGAGGTGAGCGGTTACGGCAAGGAGGAACCGGAGAAGCCTGCAGACGGACAGCTCTTTTTGAAGGTGGAGGACGAGGAGCACCCATGGGCCAGCACCAGCACACTGGAAGAGTACAGCGCATCCTCCGGCAGCTGGACGGCAGTGCCGCTGGAATACTGCCGCATCACAGCGGCGGGCGCGCAGAGGCTATTTGCCCAATGGGACACCGTGACCGTGCAGGGCACGGCAGCACAGCAGGCTGGCATGTGGACAAAGCTGGACGGGGATCTGGTAGTTTACGATGTGCTGGAAAACGGGCTGCGCGTGCGGGTAAGCCCGGAGGGAGATCATGTTTACGGCATGCTGGTGCAGAGCGCCGAGAGCGCCCAGTGGACCAGCTTGGACGGCAAGGAGACACGCAGCTTTGCGGTGAGCACGCCGGTGCGGATGGAACGCCGCGTGCCGGATCTGGACTACGTTACCGAGTGCGACAACCGGGTATGGGGCTGCAACAGCAAGGAAAACGTGATCTATGCCTGCCGCTTAGGCGACCCCACCAACTGGTTTTCCTACCGGGGCATTGCGGCAGACAGCTACGCAGTGACGGTGGGCAGCGATGGTGCGTTTACCGGCGCGGCCACATGCATGGGCTATGCGTTGTTCTTTAAGGAGAACACACTGCACAAGCTCTATGGCTCCAAGCCTTCGGATTTTCAGCTCACCTCGCTGCGCTGCCGGGGCGTTGCCAAAAACGCGGCGCGCAGCCTGTGTGTGCTGAACGAGACGCTCTATTATCTTTCGCCGGACGGAGTGATGGCATGGGACGGCAGCATTCCAACAAAAGTGTCAGGCGCGTTGGATTCGGGCCGACTGGCCAATGTGCAGAGCGCGGTGGGCAGTGCGCTAGATGGCCGCTATTACCTGCATGTGGCCCGCACGGCGGCAGGCGAAAATACGGCAAGGCTGCTGGTGTACGATACCGAGCGCGCGCTCTGGAGCGAAGAAAACGTGTGTTCCTACGAGATGACCAGCACCGGCGGACAGCTTTATCTGTGGGACGGGCAGGCACTGTGGGCCGCAGATCCCAGCCGCGAAGCGGACTGGCAGGCCACCGACGGTGTGGAGGAAAAGCTGAACTTTGAGCTGACCACTGGTGACATTGGGCTGGACGGGGCCGAGGACTGGTATCTTTCCCGACTGACGCTGCGGCTGGATGCCGAGTGCAGCAGTACGGTGGAGGTGGCCGCCAGCTATGACGGCGGCCCATGGGAGACGGTGGCAAGCCTGACGGCACAGGACAAGCGGCGCAGCTTTGATCTGCCGTTCGTGCCCCGGAGGCACGGCACCCTGCGGCTGCGCCTGAAGGGCAGGGGACAGATCACCCTGCGCAGCATTGCAAAAACAATGGCCGCTGCCAAGGGCGGCATTGCAGGCGGGGAGGTGTGACGAATGGCAAGCGTGATGGGCATTAACAAGATCGGCCTGCCCAAGCTCAGCGAGAACATGGACCCGGAGGATGCCCGCGCCCTGCGCAGCTACCTGTACCAGATGCAGGAACAGCTGCAGTATGTGCTGAGCAATCTGGACGTTGAGAACATGTCCGACGAGATGCGCACGAAACTGCAGAATTTATAAGGAAAGGATCATATATGGCAAACAGAAAGAAAAAGGACGAAGCGCTTGCCGCTGTGCAGGCGCAGACGGAGGGCAGCGGCCAGCCTGCCGTGCAGAGAGGCTATTCGGCAGCGGGACTGGACAGCCGCTCGGAGGTGGAAAACGCGCTGGCAAATTCCAGCTACAAGCCCAGCCAGACCGTGACGGATGCCGCAGATGCGCTGAAGGAGTGGCAGGCAAACCGCCCGGGCGATTATCAGAGCAGCTATCAGGAGCGGATCGATCAGCTTTTGAACCAGCTGCTGCAGCGTGAGAGCTTCCAGTACAGCTACACCAAGGATCCGCTCTACCGCCAGTACGAGCAGAACTATTTGCAGAACGCCCACAATGCCAGCGCAGATGCTGCGGCGCAGGCTGCAGCCCTGACCGGCGGTTATGGCTCCAGCTATGCCACGAGCGCCGCCCAGCAGGCGTATCAGCAGCAGATCGGTGCGCTGAGCAGCGCCATCCCCACGCTGTACAGTCTGGCACTGGATACGTATACCAGCGGCGGCAACGAGCTGGTGAGCCAGCTGGATCAGCTGAACAACAGCGAACAGGATGCCCAGCAGCAGTACAACAACAAGCTCTCGGACTACTACACCCAGCTGCAGCAGAAGGGCGAAGCATACAACAACGCCTATGCGCAGGACTACGGCAAGTATCAGGATTATCTGAGCCAGCTGGGCACCCTGCACGATTATTACTCCGCGCAGGAACAGCAGCAGGCAGCACGCCGCCAGCAGGTGTTCAGCAATGTGATGACCGTGCTGGGTGTGCTGGGCGATGCGGTGCAGATCGTTCTCAGCGGCACCACGGGCGTTGGCTCCATGCTGAGCGGCCTGCTGAATACCGGCTACAACATCTACTCCGGCAACCGTCAGTACGAGGCAGACCGTGCGGACACTCAGTGGAACCAGCAGCTGCAGGAGCGTCAGTATCAGGACAGCCTGAACCAGCAGCGCTACGAGAACGAGACGAGCGAGCGGGAGTATCAGGACAAACTCAACCAGCAGAAATTCAACAACGATGTCACAAGCCAGAAGCTGAACATCGCACTGGGTGAGTGGAACCTGAAAAAGTCCAATGCAGCGCAGAAAGCAAGCCGCGCTGGCAGCACGGCGGCAGGCAGTAAGACTGGCGGCACTGGCACGGGCAGTACGTCCTCCGGTACAGCCAACCGCAGCACGGGCACTGCCACCCGTCTGGGCAGTGACACCTCCCGGAATGTGACGGTGCCCTACATGGCCATGCTGATGCGCAGCCAGGGCAAGAGCGATACCAGCATCAGCACCGCACTGCGGCAGGATGGCTATTCCAGCGCAGAGATCGCACAGATCCTGCAGCAGATGAGGCGCTGACCGTTCGGGTGGATATCAAACAATAAAAAGCATGTGCAGAGCACACAGGAGCCGTTCCGGCCAGAGGTGTTCTGCACATGCTTTTTTAGCAGAAAATAATGGCGTGCTGTTCGAGTCCCACTGGGATACCCCCGCCAAATAAAAAAATCCGCCGATGCAAAGCATCAGCACAGCATTTGTCTTGGTAGAATTCCTACTGATTGGGACCCGCAGGCTAACCAACAGCCCACTGGGCTGTTGGTTGCTCTGTCGCTGATGCGTCAGAGCCGCCTTGTTCGAGCCCCACTGGGCACCCCACCAAATAAAAAATCCGCCGATGCAAAGCATCAGCGGATTTTTGGTGGGGTGCCCAGTGGGACTCGAACCCACGGTCTCCAGATCCACAATCTGGCGCG